AATAGAATCATCATTGGGAGCATCTAATGAACCAGTAACATCGGCCGATATTCGTAAAGAATTGTTTGAAGGTGAAAATATATTAACGCGTGAAGATAAAGATAAACCTAGACGTTTTGTAAATGAAGACGAAAAAGTAAGTGATGATAAGAATGATGATGATGGTGAGTCTAAAGCTTAAAAAATTGAATTATAAAATGAAATAAATATTTATTATATAATTCACAATGAATAATTTTAATACGCCAACACATGATGGATGGAATCACAGATGGGGATGTCCACCATTATCGGAAAAAGAATTAAAAAAAACTTTTGAAATGTGTACGCAATGTAATGGTCATTTGCGTGTTCGTATAATGAAGAATGGTACAATAGAACCGTATGGAAATCATACAACAGCATATGGTGGGCAATTTTGCTCATCAGGTTGTGCTATTTCTTACATTCAAAAACAAGAAAAAATTGAAAACAATAATAAAGAAATAATATTATTAAATAATAAACATGTCAACAAAAATGGAAACACCGAATTTCAAAGAGAACACACAAATCCAGAAGTTGGAGAAGAAAGTAAAAAAGAAAAAAAATAAAACTAAAAAAAAAGTTCCAAGGTGTTCTCATCCAGATTGTAGAACAAAACTAAGACTTACAGATATGCCTTGTAAATGTAAACTTATATTTTGTGGTATTCATAAACCATTTTATAAACATAATTGTAGTTATGAAGTAAAACCGATAACAAAAATAAATGGAATTGGTGGTGGTAATTTTCAAAAATTAGAGGTCATTTAATTGTTTTGGATAAAACCTTGAAAAAATTTCTGGCGATGATAAAATTTTTTCATGATAATAATAAACATCTTTTCTATCATCATTATCAGTATAATAAACATAAACAGGAGCAACAGGTTTTTCTATAGAAAACATAAAACTTACTAAAAATCTTAACCATCGACCGTTTAATAATATTAAACTTTTACTTAAAAATTGCGGGTCGTTTTTTTTTATTTTTTTTATAAAAAAAGTCATTTTAATTGCGTATTTTATAGATATCATTCCAAATTTTCTTGCATCAAATAGTAAAGTAAAATTTTGATTATGTAAGTATAAATTATTCCATGTATGTAAGAACACGTTGAAGTCTTCATCGCTTTCTATATTTCCATTTAAAGTAACTTTAACTAAAGGCCATTTAGTTCTATCATATTTAAAAAAAGGCATATATTAATTATATTTAATAAATTAATATAATTAACGTAATTAAATAGTAGGAACGAATTCCCATTGTAACTCTTTACATATTTTCTTCCATATTTCATCTTGTTCTATTCTTTTAACAGGATCTTTTAACATTGGAAAAAAAGGCAAAAAAGTTCTTTCATCTAGTAACTCACACATTTTGTAAAGTACATAATAATAATTTAAAAAATTAACACGATCATCTGGACAATGTTTAGCATAAGGTTTTTGTATTTCCATAAACAAATTACATAATGTATCTTCTAATTCTGGTGACATAATAGGAGGACGAATACCTAATTTGTCTTTAATAAATGGAATATGTTCATAATATTTATTATATCCTAATTTTTTTAATATATCTTTAGCCTTTTTATTTGTCATATGTTTTAAAGTGATTCTTTCTTTTTTTATTTGATTTTTAATATTTTCAATAACTTCATCAGGTATTTGTGTAGTTTCTTTTGCTTGAAATTGTGCCAATATTTCACGAAAATGATTAATTCTTTTATAAGCATAAAAACAAACTTCTTTAGGTGGTTCTTTATAACTAGGTTTTTCATTTTCAATTAAAACGGAAATTTGTTTTCCACATTTTTTACAAAGAAGAACACCATCATGTTCTACAGCAACTAATTCTCCACCACATTTTTCACAAACATCATAAGTTGTTATAAAGTTGTTTATATTTAAAAAAGATTCATCTACATTGATAAGATATTGTTGAACATCATTTATTTCTTCATTTTCTTTTTGTTTTTTGTTTTTACTAAAAAATTCATTTAAAACTGTTTTTTTAACATTTTCACCCTGTGATACCAACTTCTTTTTTTCGAAATAATCAAAAATATATTTAGAATTATTTAAGAGATAATTTTTTTGTTTATTTTTATGTTTATTAATTTCGTCTTTTATTTTTAGTAGTTTATCTTTAATTTCCAATTGTTGTTCTATTTTTAAATATGGTTCTTTTAATTTATTTTTTAATTCACGTTTTTCATTTTTTAATTTTGGTAAAATGTTATTTTTTATATTATCGAATTCTTTCATTTTTTCATTATGTTTACCATCTAAAGTAATATTTGAATTGGTTTTTACATTGATTCTTTTATTAGCTTTAGGTTTAAAACTAGGCATTTATATATTTATTGTTAATTAGTTTTAAATATAAATTACGTGTAAAAAGTAATTTAACTTTCTATATAAATTTTAAATGGAAAAACCAAATATTACAATAAAAAAAATGAAATTTATTTACAATGCTTTAGAAAATGGTTGGTCAGTTAAAAAAAAAAAGGATTTATATATTTTTTCAAAAAACCATGAAGGTAAAAAAGAGGTTTTTTTAGATGAATATTTGAAACGATTTATGGTAACAAATATGGATTTTAATAATACATTTATAAAATAAGTATAAATAAATTAATTAATTGGTTAATTTATTTATTTTTTGAAATTTTTTTTTCTTTAGCAATATTATAACTATGGGTGGAGGACTCATGCAGCTCGTTGCTTATGGCGCACAAGACGTTTACTTAACTGGTAACCCTCAGATCACTTTCTGGAAGGTTACATACCGCAGACACACTAACTTTGCTATGGAATCTATTGAACAAACTTTCAACGGTCAAGCCGACTTTGGACGTCGTGTCCAATGTACTGTTTCCCGTAATGGTGACTTGTGCTACCGCACTTACTTACAAGTAACCATGCCAGAAATTAACCAAGATATGGCCCCTTATGCTCGTTGGTTGGATAACCCAGGTGAGCATCTTATCTCTATGGTAGAAGTAGAAATCGGTGGTCAAAGAATCGACCGTCAATACGGTGACTGGATGCACATCTGGAACCAATTGACTCTTACTTCTGAACAAGAACGTGGTTACAACAAAATGATCGGTAACACCACTCAGTTGACCTACTTGACTGACCCTAACTACGCTAACATTGCTACTGCCTGTTCATCTGCTGATGTTCCAGACGCAGTATGCGCACCAAGAAAAGCACTTCCAGAAACTACTCTTTACGTTCCATTGCAATTCTGGTTCTGCCGTAATCCCGGCCTTGCTCTTCCATTGATTGCTCTTCAATACCACGAAGTCAAAATCAACTTGGAATTGCGCCCTTCGGACGAATGTTTGTTTGCCGTAAACACTCTTGAAGGTGGTGCTCATGGTAGCGGTGTTACCGGAAGTGTAAAAGCAACTGATGCTTATGCTCAATCTCTTGTTGCTGCTTCCCTATACGTTGACTACGTTTTCCTTGATACCGATGAACGTAGACGTATGGCACAAAACCCACATGAATATTTGATTGAACAATTGCAATTCACTGGTGATGAATCTGTAGGTTCCTCTTCCAACAAAATCAAATTGAACTTCAATCATCCATGTAAAGAATTGGTATTCGTAGTTCAACCAGACAAAAATGTTGACTACTGTGCTTCCCTAGAAGCCAACACTGTTCTTAACAAAGCATTGGGTGCTCAGCCACATAACTACACTGATGCTATTGATGCTCTACCAAACTCATTGGCAGCATTCTCTAGTTCTGCTGCTAGCAGAACTACCTCTGGTAACGATGTTATCACATCATCTGGTTTGTTCCAAGATCCAGCAGCCAATAATGTTGCTGCCGGAACTGCTATAGAAGGCAGTTTGGCTGGTGCTATGACTGACGGTCAGGCTCAAGGCGCACCAGGCGTTGATAGTGGTGTTTCTGATGCTGGAGCATTCGTTCTAGCAGAAACTGCTCTAGGCCTACACTGTTGGGGACAAAATCCAGTAGTAACCTGTAAACTTCAATTGAACGGTCAAGACCGATTCAGTGAACGTGAAGGTTCCTACTTCGATGTTGTTCAGCCATTCCAATGCCACACACGTAACCCAGACTCTGGTATTAACGTTTACTCGTTCGCTCTTCGCCCAGAAGAACACCAGCCATCTGGAACCTGTAACTTCAGTAGAATCGATAACGCAACTCTTCAATTGGTTCTTTCCTCTGCTGCTATTGGTGGAGACAGCACCGCAAAAGTCCGTGTATACGCAACTAACTACAATGTATTGCGTGTAATGAGCGGTATGGGTGGTCTTGCATACAGTAACTAAGTTTTTTATCTTAGTATTGAGATTTTTATAGTATAATATTTAATCCATGTTAAATATTATTTAAATTTTAGGATATTTTCTATGCGTATATTATAATGAGCAATAATACAGGTGATTATAGTGAAGAAGAAAAAAAACAGATTGAAGAAAGAAACAAGGAGCAGCATGTTGGTGAAAAAAAATATGAATGTTTGGCACGATTAGGTGCTGGTGCAAAAGAGTGTGAAAACAAACCTTTATATGGAGGAAAAAGACGCCGCCGTAGAAAATCCCGTAGTAAATCTCGCAAATCTCGTAGAAAATCGCGTAAAACAAAACGAAAACGTAGAAAGTCGCGTAAAACCAAAAAACGCCGTAGACG